GATGCGGGCGACGTGCTCAGTATAGATGTACAAGGAAACGTGAGACTTTGTCCTCATACAAATGAAAAGTATATTGCAGGAACTATTAATAATCTCAAAGGCATACGTATCGTACAGTTGGATCTAAATAGAAAAAAAACTCATTGTGCAGATTGTAACGTAAGAAGATTGTGCAAATCTAGTTGTCCTATTGAATTTCCAGACGAGGTTTTTTTAAAAAACTGTAGAAATGAAAAAGTCTATTACGGTGCTGTTCAAAATGCCGCACTGAAACTGTTGTTTGGCGAAGACGTTGAATTAGTAGAAACAGGGATACAAGATGCTAAAGATATCCAAAGTCAACCAGCATAAACACCTATTAGAAAACCATTCTCTATTGGTTACTAATACCATACAGTCTATCGACGACCTTAAAATCTTTATGGAGCATCATGTGTTTGCCGTTTGGGATTTTATGAGCTTGGCTAAGGCACTACAGCATCGTATATGTCCTAGCGGAGATCTGTGGTTACCTTCAGCAAGACAACGTAAACTAGGCAGGTTGATTAACGAAATAATATTATCAGAAGAAAGCGATATAGATCCTTTTCGTAATTCTCACATTAGTCACTTTGACCTATACTGCCAAACAATGGCAGAAATTGGCGCTGATACTAGACCCATAATGAAATTTTTAGAATCTGTTGAAAAAGAAGGAATAGATTTTGCTTTGATAGATTCTTTTATTCCGGACCCTAGTCAAGAATTTATGAGGACTACTTTTGATATCATACAAAGAGGAAAGGTACACGAAATAGCGGCGGCCTTTACTTACGGTAGAGAAACAGTAATACCTGCTATGTTTCAAAGATTAATTGCTCAGTTAGATCTTAATTCTATAGAAGCTAGTCGATTTGCATTTTATCTAGAAAGACACATTGAAGTAGATGGAGATAGTCACGGGCCAGCTTCTATCAACTTAGTAGAAGAACTATGCGAGAATCATCCTTTAAAAATAATTGAAGCAGAACATACCGCAATTACAGCTATAAAATCTAGAATAGCTTTTTGGGATAAGGTTGAAGAAAAAATATTAACAAGAGACTGATATGTATAATGAACTGACAGAACATGGATTTGTTGTTATCCCAGATTTTTTTAATACACATGATTTGATCTTTTTGATCAAAGAATACATGAAAAGCAAGTCTACCCTTACTTTAAGTCCAGATACGGTAGTATTTCACGATGTTCCAGAATTTGTAGTCAAACAACTTGAGCCAAAGTTAAGAGATATTATCAAGCAATCTCCTGTTTATACAGATACGATTGTTCCGGGCGGGTTGTTTTCAGATACTACTATGATGAACTTAGATTGGCATCAGGATCACGGAACTTATCTATTCTTTAAGAATCATAATAGTGTATTAAAATTTTATATCCCTATTGTCAAACCCGACGTTGAAAAATCTGGACTGAGTGTTTTAAGTTATAAGACCTTGGCTGAATATGATTCTGCTGGCGCCGAAAGACTTAAAGGTAAAGGAGCTACACGTTTCTTTCCAGAGGGAAATCGTACAAAAGTAATAGAAGATGATATCAATCAAGAATGGTATCTAAATGTCAATATTGAAGATATTAAAATCTCTCCTAAAATCAAAGCAGGAGATCTATTGTTATGCAGGGGCGATATAATACATCGAACACAAGATGTCGATACGCACAGAGTAGCAATAGCATTACATTCACTAGATGGTAATATTAAAATCTCTATAGAAAACTTTATCCCGGACACTGAGGCCAAAGAAGAAATCTATAAAATCAATAAAGAGCTAATTGATGGATTCAAAAATAGATTTACTAAGATTGGTAAAAACGAAATGAATTTGTACGAGTGGTACACGTTCGATAGTTAGACTCTAAAACTTTCTCCGCAACCACACTTGTCACGTTCATTGGGGTTTTGGAATTCAAAACCCTCGTTGAGTCCGTTGCGAACCCAATCTACAACCATTCCGTCCATATAAGCTAGGCTCTTGTGGTCAACTAACACACAAAACTCGTTATGGGCAAAGTTGGTAACACCTGTTTCCGGAGTGTACTCGTCTACATATTCTAACACATAAGCTAGTCCAGAGCAACCGGTTGTTTTAACTCCTAAACGGATACCTGCCCCCTTACCACGTTGTGATAATAGCGATAAAACTTTCTTTTGGGCTTGCTCTGTTAGTGTAATCATGCTATTATTTAATATAAATACTGATGCAAGTCAACTATTTGAGTTGTTCAAACGTTATATTAGTACGAAGGAGTACTTATTATGAAAAAACTATTGTTACCAATTATTTTATCTGCAGGGTTAAGCATGTGCATGACATCATATGCTGAAGGTTGGCACCACGGTGGCGGACACTATGTTTATCGTCCAAATTATGGGTGGGTAGTGCCTACTGTAATCGGAGGTGTAATTGGATACGAGATAGCTCGTCCGGTCCAGCCAAACGTTGTTTACGTACAACCACAGCCTGTTTATCCTCCCCCAGCCGCTCCGGTGATGCCACAGCCTGCGGGCTATCATTGGGAAGCTATCCTTGATGCTAGTTGTAATTGTTACAAAACTGTACTAGTACCAAACTAATATGGCTTATTCAGACAAGGTAATTGATCATTACGAAAACCCACGCAACGTGGGTTCATTCCCTAAAGACGAAGAGGGAGTTGGCACAGGAATGGTAGGAGCACCTGCTTGTGGCGATGTAATGAAATTACAGATCAAAGTAAACAAAGAAGGAATTATAGAAGATGCACGATTCAAGACTTATGGATGCGGATCAGCAATTGCCTCCAGCTCATTGGTTACTGAATGGATCAAAGGAATGCACATCGACCAAGCGGGACTTCTTAAAAACAGTGACATCGCCGAAGAGCTGGCTCTTCCACCTGTTAAAATCCACTGCTCAATCCTCGCAGAGGACGCAATCAAAGCCGCAGTAGCAGATTATAAAAACAAAAATAATTGAAAAAAACCCTTTTCCCTACAGATATTTGGATCGACGATTGGGCTGACATAGAAACTGTTATAGTAGAAATGTCTTACCAATTGATGAAAGTTAATTTAGATCCGATGGCTTTGACTTCTAATGAAAGTCAAATATTTTTAAGAAGAATATTATCTTCTGCTAGAGAATATGCTATATCAGTTGGATACACAGATGGTTATATAGTGTTTAATAGAGCGTGGGCAAGAGTTATATCCGAGCCTACTCATTTTATACCTAATCATTGTCATCCAGGAGCATGGATGGTCGGAACATTCTACGTAACTGAAGGTGGGGGCGATATATGTTTTATAGATCCAAGGGGTTCCCAAGATTTTTATAGAGGTACAGTAACGGATTACAGAGGAGAAGTGCATGGAAATTGCACGGATTTTTATTACACTCCTCAAAAAATGCATGCAGTTCTATTCCCAGGTTATTTGATGCATATGGTTTTGCCCATAAATACGAATAAAGATCAACAACGGCTTAGACTTGCAATAAGTTGGAATTTAGAATATGAAAAAGTTGCAAAAGTTGGTTGGGATGAATCTTTAGTAATAAAAATATAATGGAACAAATAACAGTAACTCAATCGTGTATAGATAAAATAGCCGATCTGTTGGCAGAAGAAAATGATCCTAATTTAAAACTTCGATGTTTTGTGCAGGGCGGCGGTTGCTCAGGATTTCAATATGGCTTTACTTTTGACAGCGAAGTAAACGAAGATGATTTTGAAATCACAAAAGGTTCTATTACTGTTCTAATAGATTCTATGAGCCATCAATATCTTGTTGGAGCAACATTAGACTATAAAGAAGATATTCGCGGCAGTCAGTTTGTAATCCAAAATCCCAATGCCCAAACAACTTGTGGATGTGGTAGTTCATTCTCCGTGTAAGATGCTATACAAACAGCTAAACACCAAACCAATACAGCTAGGCGGCCGTAGTGTAGTAGATTACGATTTTGGAGAAGCCGCAATCCTAGTCCCAAATCCAGATTCCAAAGTATTTCTACATTGGTTAACGGATAAAGGCGCAATAAGATCAACATTTACAATGACTTACGCTACCAAAGTTAGCGGAAAAGTGCGCCTAACTAATGCAAAAGATACCCAAGTAAACATACAGGTCTTGACAGATTGGTAAAAATCTGCTATAATATTGTTATGTTCAATTAGAAAGGTATTCCATGTATCAAATAATTCAAGAGCTAGAAGCAGATAATTCACGTCTCGCCAAAGAAGCGATCATTGAACGTGAGAAAGATAACGTAGAATTATTAGAAGGGTTTCATATGGCCCTTAGCCCCTATATCACTTACGGAGTTAAGAAAGTTCCTAAGTTTAGCGGTCCTGATGGACAAGGTCTTCCTTGGGGCGCTTTCAAAGAACTATGTAATTTGTTAGCTACTCGACAATTAACAGGTGACGATGCTCGTAATGCAATTGAGTTAGCTCTAAGTGCAAGTACAAATGCACAATGGAATGATTGGTATCGCCGCATTCTTATTAAAGATTTGCGTTGCGGTGTAAGCGAAAAGACTATCAATAAGATTGTTAAGAACGCTATTCCTGTTTTTGAATGTATGTTAGCACACGATGGTGCCAATCACGAAAAGAAAATTATAGGAACCAAACTGCTCGAACCAAAACTCGACGGTGTTCGCTGTATTACGATTCTAAATTATGAAACTAAAACAGTTGTTCAATACACTCGTAATGGCAAAGTGTTAGAGAACTTTAGTCATATCGCAGATGTACTTTTAGCCAATATCGATGACTTTGGTCGAAGTTTTGTTTTCGACGGTGAAGTAGTATCTAGTTCATTCCAAACTTTAATGAAGCAGGTGCATCGTAAAGATGATGTGCAGGCAACTGATGCACG